AAAATTTATTAATGAAACTTTGGCTGTAATAAAAAATAAAAATATTGATGTAGAGGAATCTAATTTAGAAGCATTTACAGATTATTGGACAGAGCTTAATAGATCAAAAACTAAGATGAAGTTTGAATTGCAGCAAACATTTGAAATATCACGAAGGTTAAAGACGTGGCTAAATAATAATTTTAATACGACAAAGAAAACTGCTACAAAAAAGAAATTTAAACACAGCTCAACTTACAAGCATTACGTAGGATATTGTGGCAACACTAAATGCAATAAATACGGACATAGCGACTTCTATGATATTTGGGAAACAGATAAAGGCTTATCGCAAACTAAATGCTGTGGAACAGAAGTATTACCTGAACGAGAGGGAATACAAATACAGGATATAAATGCAGAAGCATAAACTTCACACAGGGCATCTCAACTTCCTATGTCTAACACGTACTATACCACACAAAGGGGTGTCCTGTGCTTTTTGAGATAATGTTAAAATATGCAATAGTGATGATGTTAGTGCAACCAATAGAGGAAATACACAACTGCAACAATCCTAATTTAAAAGGTAAAGTAAAGCATTATGTGTGTGATTGGGATGAAAATGATTTTTATACAAATATAAATAATCAAATGATACTAAGACCTAAACGCAAGAAAGATAATAAGATAAAAGCATATTACAGAAATAAATATTGGATTTATCAAAACAAACAAATGGATTTAAAACAATGAGCAAAAGAATAAACAAGCCAATAGGTGGTAGGCACGAATTGATAACAAGGAAATATAACGCAAGAAAAAAAGATGGTGGAATGATATGCAATAAATGCAAAAAAGTGCGTAAATTGTCGGAATATGGCTCAAACAAGAGCTATTGCTTGAAGTGCAAGAGGGTTAAAGATAAAATAAGACATAAGAAAGTAAGTTATAAATTATGGTAAATATAGGTACAGAGATGTATCGAGTCGAAAAGGAAAAGGGGTAGGCAAAAACCTACCCTAATTTCTTGAAAGGAAACAAATGGAACTAATAGCAATATTAATAATATCTACAATGATGTTAATGCACTACAAAAACAATGTTTAACTTTTTAATAAAACAACGACCAAAACCACAACAACGACATAGAAGCAACGGAAGATTTCAGTATGATCCATCAGCAAAGGATAAAAAACAATTTGCATTATTAGCAAAAGAGTATGCACCAAAAACACCACTTAAACATAGATTTGATTTACATTTAACATTCTGCTACAAACGACCAAAAAGTCATTACAGGTCAGTAAAGAAGCAACCAGTATTAAAAGACAATGCACCATACTACAATACGAGCAGACCTGATATAGATAACTTATCTAAATTTGTAATGGATAGTTTACAAGACTTTTATGTAGATGATGCACAAGTGGTATCTTTAAACGCAATAAAAGTGTATGGTGAAGAAGATTATATACACGTAAAAATGTTTCATAATAAAAAATATTGTTAATTGCAAGACTTTATTTGTATTTTTAGCGTATGGCTAAAGCAAAAAAAGTACAAAGTGTACAAAAAACAGACAAAAAGAAGTCAGATTTTCTTGTTGCGTTAAAAAATAATAATGGAAATATATCAGAAGCGTGTCAAGCTATTAACATAGGTAGGCAAACTTATTATTCTTGGTTAGATAAAGATGAAGATTTTAAGCAAGATGCTGAAGATGCACAAGAATCATTAATAGATTTAGCAGAATCAAAGTTAGTAGAAAACATAAAAGATAACGATAATACCTCAATAATATTCTTTTTAAAGACAAAAGGGAAGAAAAGAGGTTATGTAGAAAAGCAAGAGGTAGAACACATTAAACCATTTGAAGATATAGATTTTAATGGCATTTAAAAACTTACAAATATATAAAGAAGATTATCTGCCACACCAATGGGATTTTCTAACTATACAGAAAAGACAACCACAAAAGAAATTAAACTTTTTATGTGGTGGCATGGGAAGTGGTAAGACACACATATTCTTACATAAATGTCTATATAATCACGTAACAAAAAAAAACGCAGATGGTGTTTCAAATGGATGGACTATCTACCCTACATATTCCCTTGCAGAAGAATTATTTGTAGAGCCAATGAAAGATATATTTGAAAGAAATGGGATACGATACGAGTATAACGTACAAAAGCATAGATTCAAAACTATGTATGGTACAATAAAAATATATCAACTACAAACACCACATAGACTTATTGGAGCAAATTTAAACTGGGTAGGCATAGATGAGTTTGACCTTGAATCGTGGAAGAATTGCGAAATAGCGTATAAAAAAGCTATAGGTAGATTAAGAGGATCAGATGACACAGAACTATTTATAGTATCAACACCTGAAGGATTCTCGTATTTACATCACATAGCAGTTGAGAAAGCTAATGACCAAACATATTTAGTTAAAGGCAAAACAACAGACAATCCATATTTGCCCAATGGATATGTAGATTTATTAGAAACAAACTATGATTCACGTATGCTACAAGCATATAGAGATGGTGAATTTGTAAACATACAAAACGAAAGCACATATTTATTTGATAGGAGCAGAAATGTTAAAAAATGCGAATACGACAGGTCGCAACCAATACACATCGGACTCGACTTCAACGTACATCCCTTTTCTTGTGTTTTGGCACACGTCTACCCATACTCGCCCAAAGTGCAAGTCTTTGACACAATCTCGCTTAGTCATGCAGGTCAAGGAGATTTATTAACGCAACGTATGGCTGATACAATAAAAGCTAAGTATCCTAATGAAAATTATATTATTTATCCTGATGCAAGTTCAAGACAAAGAGCAACATCATCAGCATTTTCAGATTTTGATATACTAAAAATGAATGGATTTCAAATAAGAATGGGGAACAAAAACCCATTAGTGATTAATAGAGTAAATTCAGTTAATTCTATGTTGGAGGGAAACCAATTAGAACCTAACATTATCATTGATCCGAGATGTCAAGACCTCATCAATGACCTTGAGAAGGTAGTTAATAAACCCAATACAAGAATATTGGATAAAAGCAATACTAAGCTCACGCATAGCTCAGATGCTTTAGGGTATTTAGTTTCGTACCTGTTTCCAATAGTCAAACCAACATTAGGAGCAATACAACGATGATACCAAACGTAGGGAAGTTACTTATTAGACAATCGAGGGTTGATGCACAGCAGAATGAAAAAGATGCTTGGCGTAAATCACGATACATAGCAAAAGATTTTTATAAAGGCAACACAGAAGCATATACAAAACAATATTTTAGTCCATCGTTGTGTAGTAAAATACCTATTTCTAATGTAAATATTACTAAAAGAATTATAGATAGAATTAGTTTGGTGTATATGAAGCCACCCAAAAGAGAATACTCTGATGAAAATGTTATAGAGTTTTTTAATGGAAAAGATTTTAAACTACAACGTGCAGAGCGTATGACGAATCTACTTGAGCATAGCTTAATAAAACCTACGTGGAGAAATGACAAGATAGATTACGATATAATTATGGATTTTGAAGCACAATTTGGTGATGATCCATTAAGACCAATATCATACACATACCCACTTGCTATGAAAGCATCTGTTATGGATAATACACCTGAATTATATGCGTATTGGGATGCAGAAAACACATTTATATTTGACGAGAATGGAAAGATACAAGACGATCCTGATAATCCTGACCATATTAATCCATACGGAATGTTGCCATTTGTAGAATGTTTTAGAGATGGCAGACCTGAATATTCATACTTAGATACAAGTCCTGCTGTTGATTTGATAGCTACAAACCTTGAAGTGAATGTGTCAGAAACAAATGCTAACGCCAATACTATGTTTCAATCATTTGGCTATATGTATGTTAATGGAAGCCAAGTAGAAAAAGACAGTTTGGAAGTAGGACAGGACAAAATTTCTTTTCTCGGTATAGACGGTACAATGAATATTGTTTCCCCACCGAATACAGTTGAAGCTCTCGCCTCCTCTATAGAGCATAGCTACAAGCTACTGGCTCAAAACTATCATCTAAATATATCATTCGTAGAGGGTACTGCTGCACAAAGTGGGGTTGCAATAAAACTCAGGAACCAAGAATTAACAGATCAAAGAATATCCGATGTTATACGTTGGAAAGAACTTGAGTACAAACTTTATGAAGTAGAAACTGTGTTGCTTAACGTAGAAGCTAATAGAAGCACAGGTGAACTTTTAAAAGTAGATTATCAAGAGAGTATGGAAATACTTTCAGATAAAGAACAACGTGAGAAATGGGATTGGGAACTTGCTAATGGTATTATTGACACAGCAGA